TCTGCCGGCGGCTTTTAGGGGATCAGCGACCTTGACCACGTCACCAGGACGGATGGCCATGCCAATCTCGTTGGTGCGGAACGTGATGGTGTCGTCCAATTCGCGCTCGCTGTAGAGCGCCCAGCGTGCGGCGCGGAGTGCTTGCCCCCGGCTGGTGCAGCCCAGCATCCGCAAATCCATCGGCTTGTAGCCAAACCGGTTGAGGCTTTCCTCATCGGCGATGTACTCGACCCGTGGCTGGTAGTTGTTATCTGGTTCGTCCCAGCTGACCAGGCAAACGGTATGGCGGGCGCGTTTCGCTGCGCCGACGTAGATAAAGTTGCCGGTCTCAACCTTGCCGTCAGCACTGACGTTCTGGATCGTGTTGGATTCGTTGAACGTGAAAACAGGTGTGCTTGGGCGGTCTTGCCCAGAAACGACCATGCTGGCCGAGTAGTACAAAATGCCACGGAATACGCTGCTGATCTGTTGCAGGACGTTCCAGGCTTCTTCAGCTGTTTGGAGGACGATGTTTGCGGTGAAGCGAGGCTCTTTGCCGCCGCCCATTGCATCGACTTCTTCGTCGCAATATTCGGCTATTTGATAGAGAGTCCACTTATCGACCAAGTCCTCGCTGATGTACTCACCCAAGCCGTAACGGTCGTTGATGATTAGGTCACGCAGGATCCATGCAGGATTATTTGTCCACGCTGTATCGGCTTTGAAGGTTCCGTCCCAGGTGCCTGTATAGGTGCGAGCCACTGGGTCGTAGTTGCTGGGGATCTCGACTTTCAGGCCCTTTAGGTCGATCGAGACGGCGGGCAAGCCTGCATAGATGTCGGCGCGAATGCCGACAGTCAGCATTGAACTTTGCGGATAGTGCAGGCCTTGCTTCAGGCTTGCGGCAACAGAGCTGTAGTTGAACTGGGTGCTGTAGACGTTGGCTCCGCTAGTGCGCTGGTCGTCGTCTTCTGTCTTGCGCTCGACAACTACGTTCCAGGGGCCTGAGCCTTCGAAGTCGAAGTCATGCTGGCGCTGGAATTGGCCGCTGAATTTGCCCTCGACCTTGTCATCAAAAACAACCCGCTCGGTGCCGGCATTGTCGGTGTAGCTGATTTTGTACTCAACGCTGGTCGGCAAGACGTCGCCGTTGCTGGCCTGATAGACCAACGCTTGGAAAGTCAGCAGGACCTTGCCCGCATACTCGCCTGAGTTTGCGGAGACCGAGACCGCCTGGCCGATAGGGACGTCTTTGTTGACTTCTTTGTCGACGCTGATGACATCGCCGATCCGGAAGTAGCCGGGCACAGCAGACTGCTCGCCAGCTACACGGCCATAACTAAAGACGAGATCTTCCGGTTTGGGGCTGGGGTCAGCACTACCAACCTGGATAGGTGTGTCGTCTAGTCGTACGGACTTAAGCAGACCCTCGCGGGTGTTGCCTTCGGCTGGGCCTTTAACCTCGCCCTCAGCCAGCAAAAATTGGATCTGGGCAAAGCTGACCGAGCGGAGGCCCGGGTCATCGTCTGTGAATGTCGGCGTCCGAGGTGCTGGGGCTTGGACGATTGTTGTTTGCTGGACAACAGGTGCTGGGGCTTGGTTACCCCCGCCACGTCTGCCGCCGCCACCGCCTCCGCCTCCACCGGCGCCTCGAATAGTTTTGCTCATAGGTCTTCGTCGTTCACATACCCGAGAAGGCCGACTGTGCCTGTGGTATCAATCTCGCGGTCACCCAACAGCCCTAGCTGGAAGTTGACGACACGCGGAGCTTGGACACGGCGCAGCCCGTAAACCAGTGGCACGGCCTCGCCTTGGCCGCCTGTACCTTGGGCGCGGCTGAACAGGTTTGACTCGAGGTCATCACCCCGGGCTGCCTCGGTCCGGCTGACTCGAGCGGATGGTTGGCCTTTTCTTGCCGCACCAGCCTTTGGGCCAGATAGCTGCGGCGTGGGCGTAATTAAATCTGCAACGCCACTCAGGGCTAGGCCGGCGCCGACTAGGCCGACACCCAGCATTGAAGTCAGTCCAAACGTCGCAGCCGGGATGAAGATTGCGACGGCGATGAGTGCAACGCCCGCGATGATTTTGCCAATGCTCCCGCCTTTGCCGCCTCGGCCAACAAGCACGGGTGCAAGAACGATTGTTTTGCTGCTGGTCTCGCGCAGTGTCTCTTCGGCTTCTAATCCTTTAGGGCAGTCGGTGATTACTTTCCACTTGATTCCTTTGGTGTGTTGCTCGAGTACCCACGGTTTGAAACCGTTAAATATGGCTGTCAGAGCTCGAACTGCCTCCGCTGGGCTAGAAACTGCCAAGCGGTGAACGCGACCAAACTTGCGGCCCGCAGCACCTAAGAGCTTGATAGTCTTCAGCTCTTCCATAGCTGGTGCGGGCGTACAGCCATTCTAAGCTTGCGTTTCCACCACGATCCAAAGCGGTCGATGCGGCTGAACCGCTCAGACGGGTGGTGAAGAAATGTTCTTTCGTTTAGAAGTACCCCGATGTGATCTGTGTGGCCTGCGTGGTCACCAAGGTTGAACAACAAAATGTCGCCAGCCTGATACTTTTCTTTTACGGTGCGTCCCACGATTAGAGCTTGGTCGTCAAAAGGTGTGAACTCGGGCTGATTCCACTCGCCGAAATAACCTCGCGGCCATTGCGGTAACTCCACCCCCATCTCAAGTAGCTTGTCGGCCACCACGCTGTAGCAGTCGTAAACGCCAAAGATGTAAGGACGTCCCAGTAGAGGGGCGACGGTGTGGGGGTTGCACTCGGTGAAGCTGTCTTTTGCGATGCAGTAGACCGCCCATGGCATTGGGTCGGCGGCTATTACTTGCTGGTCAAATGGGCTGAAGCCGTCGAGCTGCAGGTGACTGTGCCAGACACCTTTGATTCCGCTTTCCTCGTGTAGGGCGTAATCAAGTGGCGAAATTTCAAATGTGTTGGCGGGGTCTTCTGCTCGGTTAAAACATTGGACTACCTCGTCGTTCTGTAAGACAAAACCGCAGGTCTCGTTTTCGTGGTCCGCCAAGGCCACGGCTTTGATAATTTTGCGCTGCTCAGCTGTTAGCCAGTTCAAAGGTCCAGCGTCAAACCAGGAAATCCACCAAACGGTAAAGCGTCAGTGTCGAACCTGAGTTGGCAAGCTTGAATGTTTTTTGCGCAAACGTCGTCAGTGTCCTGCGGTGGATCGGCTAATCCTTGCCAGGCAGTTACAGCATCGTCATACGCAGTTTTGGCTGTGGCTTCTGCAGCTACAGCGTCGTCATAAGCCGTTTTGGCCGTGGCTTCTGCGGCCTCGGCAGCATCTAAATCATCTTTGCTGCCTTTGACTTGGCGCTGGATTTCGTAATAGGTGATTGTCGGTGTGGACTCCCGCAGCGCACCACGCAGGTAGGTGTCGGGGCCAAGGGTCACCTCGGTGTCGTCCCAGTAGTTGGTTTCATCTGACGCGGCGTAGTTTTTATTGTCTTCGTCGCGGTCGTAGCGGGTTTCGGCGACAGTCGTGTTGCTGTTGTAGGCCTCGCGCTCAGCTTCGGTTGTGGCTTGGGCGTTGGTATATGTAGTCAGTGCATCAGCCGTATCATCCTGAGCGTCTTCCCACGCTTCCCGCTTGTCGTACAGGTCCTGGATGGTGGCGTCGCTGTTTGTGGTCAGCAGCTCATTATTGATGTTGGCGATCGGAGGACCGGTATAGCTGCAATCGTCCGAGCGGTAGCGCCAAGGGCAGGTGTAACGCAGCGCCCGACGTTTGGGCAGCATGCAGCCGTCCAGGTCGAAGGCAGTTGCCAGCGAAAAGGTGACGAATAATTTGTTCTCTTCCTGCTTCTGCTGAATCGTCCAGGTTTCGTCGGGCCAGTGCTCGTCGACGTCTGGGTCGCTGCCGTTGTCTAGATGCTTGGCGAGGATTTTGCGAATCTTTAGCTCCGCCCCCACTAGGTCATTCCACTTGTTGACCAAGCCGGTGAACTCGAGGCCGATGTTGCCTACTTGGATTGTGGGGTTTGGTGGGACACCCTCAGTCTTAATGTTAAACCCGTTGGTCTTAAGGGGTATGGGTGTGTAGCTCTCGCTGTCGTATTCGACGGTCACGCCGTCTGATTCGACCCAGTTGACGAATCTGAAGTAGCGCTCGGCGTCTGGGACGTCTTCGTCGGCAGGACGAATGTCCAAGGTGTACAGCGAGATGATCGCATCACCTTTGAGGTTCTGCTGATCTGCTTCGTACTCAAATGTTCTGTCGTCCGCCATCAGCCCGCGTAGT